ATGACGGATTCGAACCTCAGACCGCACCCCATTGCCCCACCGCCGGAAGGTAAAAAGCCCAGAACCGCTGCAAAGGTTATCGACTTCACAGAAGACGAGATCAAAAAGATCCCTCTGCCGGTAGATGTAAACCGCGTCGAATACAAGGACAGCAAGGTCAACGGCTTGTACCTCCGGATAACCCGCCAGGGTGTCAAGACATTTTCGTACGTTGGGCGTCCAAAGGGAAGCGGGCGTACTGAACGCAAGACGCTTGGAAAACACCCCGTGGTGAAGGCCGCAGAAGCCCGCAATGCCGCCAAGAGGCTATCGGGGCACCAGGCTAGCGGCGACAGCGTTACGGTAGAAGACCGCACCAGGCGCGAGGAATGGACCCTCAATGACTTGTGGAAAGAGTACGACTCGCACATTTCCCAGACCAAGACGCACGAGGCCATCCAACAACTCTATGGGAACTACCTGGAGCCGAAATGGGGAAACAAGCGCCTGAGCGAGATCAAGAAGGTTGATGTCGAAAAGTGGCATGCCAACCTGCCAACTCAGATCGTGAAGCAGCACAACGAGCGAGCAGCAGCAGTAAAAGCAAATCTGGCCCGCATTGCCCACGAAAAGGAAGAACGTCGTCAGATTCGCAAACATGGACCAGCACCCCGCCCAAAGCCGGAGAGCGTCAAGCCGAAAAAGGAAATTACAGGGCATACCAATGCCAACCGCGTCCTTGAGCTTTTGCGAGCCATTTTCAATTTCGGCATCGATGACTCCCGCGAGTACTTCAATGGAAAGAACCCAACCAGGAAGATCAAACGCTTTCAAGAGTATTCGCGTACCCGCTTCCTCAAGCCAAATGAACTTGGCCCGTTCTTCCAGGCGCTGGGCGAAATGACCAACCATACCGTGCGGGACGCGATCTCCGTGGCAATCTTCACTGGCCAACGGCGCGCGAATGTGTTCGGCATGCAGTGGTCACACATTGACCTAGTGAACGGCGAATGGACTATTCCAGGCAACCTCACCAAAAACAACGAGCAACACGTCACCCACCTGATTCCGGAAATCATGGAGATCCTGAAAGAGCGCCACAAGACAGCAACCTCCGATTTCGTCTTCCCATCAGAGCTCAGTGAGTCGGGTCATATCATTTCTATCGCCAAGCCGTTCAAACAGTTGCTGATGGCGACCAAGGTCGAAAACCTGATCTTTCACGACCTTCGCCGCACATTGGGCAGTTGGTTGGCGCGTGGTGGAGCATCGCTGCTTTTGATTGGCAAGGTCCTGAATCACAAGTCCCCTGAAGCGACGGCGATTTACGCCATGATCGACCGCGACCCCATCAATGCCGCAGTGGGTAGCGCCAGCAACGCCATGTTTGTGGCTGGTGGACTGAAGCCAAGCGCGGAAGTTATTGAGCTGCAAACGAAGCCGAAGGCGCGATCACGTCAGGCGATTAGCTAATGTCGGGGAAGCTGACGTTTACTCTCATCAGGGTAGGCGGTGCTCACCGGTGGATGGGCAGGCCTGCTGGTTGACGAAGCTCCGGAGGGCTGCTTTGCTTCGATGGTAGTTAGCGCTAGCCCATGTGGATTGTGCGCAGAGGGCTATTAAAAGAATAGCTAATTTCAATTTTTACCTACAGCTTGTCTGCACCGTGTTTCCGTAAATATTGCTGGTGCAGTTGGTTGTCTTATTGTTTTGGATTTGCTGCATTTGTTGCTGGTAGATCGCATTCTGCTGAGCCTGATTGTTCTGCAAAATTTGTAGCATATCGGCGTTGTACTGGGCTTGAGCGCGAGCTTGTTCCATATTCGCAGCATTCAATGTGGCCTCGATCTTTAGTGACGTAGATCGTCTGATATCCTGAAATTCTCCGCTGGTTATTTGCTTTGAATCGAAACGCCTAGCGATGGGAATCATGTCGCTGTACGCCTGTCTAATCCCAGATCGGACTGTTGTATTTTGAATTCCTGCTGCCAGTTCAAAGCCTTTGGTATATCTCGTTTCCCAAGTTATTTGTCCAGATTCAGCTTGCGGCAACGAAGTTTTTGTCCATTCTGTTAGTGCTTGAAATGCTGGATCAATCTTTTGTTGGGTTGCGCAACCGCTTAGTACGATAGCCGCAATCAAAATCAGTTTTTTCATAAATTCCCTTTGTCGTTAATCAGTTCCAATGATTCAACCGGCCGGCTACCGGCTCATCTCTTCGTAGACCCGTACAAAAGATTTGTGCAGTCCATGCGATGCCACGACTCTTCGGAGTCCTTTATGGACTGCTTCATCACTTCCGTAATTTGAGGGTACTGGCGTTTGTCTTCTTGAGTGGTGTTGTCCATCCACTTTCGGTTCGTCTCAACGAGTCTCTTGAATTCAGCGACAAGGTTCTGCTCAATGTTTTGGCAGTATGTTCTGGCTGACACTGGGAACTGCCAAACTCCCTTCTGGTCAACCTGCGCATGCGCTTGTGAACACACAATTGCCACAATCAAAAATAGTTTTTTCATACTCCCTTTGCTGCGGGTCAATGTGCGGCCCGCTCAGTACTTGCTCACTCAGCAAGCTTTGAATTAGAACCCAAGACGAATGCGTTGACTTGATGTTGGACGCTGTGAGCAGGAATGTCAATCCCCCATTCGGGTGAATGCAGCGCCGATTTTCAACCGCCAGAATTTTCATGCGGTTTGGGTTTGGATAAGCGATGGGTGAATACTGTCATGACTTAAATCCCTCGACGGCATTAATCGCAGCATCCGCGAGATCCTGGTGCCACCATCTCGGGAACATCCCACTAATAGCCCCCAAAACCGCCTAAATCCCCCAAATGGGGGATAGACGAGCCGCCAATGTCCTCCGAAAATCTTGCCGCACAAGAAGGCGTATCAAACATGACAGAGATTCGGGTCACATGGAACGTGACCGGCAAAACAAACAAAACGGGCGAGCCTGTCCAAGCTGGCCGTTGGCATCCAGATTCCCCAGCAAACCGAAAAATGCTCTCAGTCATTGTGGCCTCTTGCCTGGCAATTTACGGGGCTGGCACGCATTGGGTGGAGGCCCGTGAAGTGGAGCTGGTGGTGCAGTAGGGAATGATTTTTTTACTAGGAAGTAAACAGCATGACGACCAAGGCAAAGCGCATTCAAAAGACGGTGATTTACAAGCGGTGCAACTTCCATGTCAGCGTCCCCGGCGAGTCACTCAAGACACTCTTGGAAAAGGCGCTGAGTAAAAGTACGACCGTTGGGCAAAGGCGTCTCAATGTGGCGGATGTGGACAACCCGATTTATCACGTGATGGGTGCACCGCTGTGTGAGCCGAAAGGATTTGTTTTTGGTGCACTGATGACATACACGCCAGGCACTGATCCATTGTTCCTGGTGGATGATGAGCAAGCTTTGGACGTCATGATCGAAAAACTGAAAGCACCTAACACCCAAGATGGAAAACGCCGCGAGTTTCTTGAGTCGATGATGTATTTCGGGGCCATTCAGGACCATCTGGTTTTGATACAGTCACAGGCCCTCAAAGCGCCACAGTTGGAGGCCTATCTACAGTGGTTTTTGCATGATGCCAAAGTGCTTGCGGGTGACAACACGTTTCAATTGGTAGATACCCCGTCAAAAGCTGTCAGGGAAAAAATGGCAAGCGGCTCCGGTGTGCGTACGATCTCCCTCGGCGGTGAAGTGATCCCCCAGTCGGCAATGGCACGTTTTCAACCGCCAGCGGAAGCTAATGAAAAAGCGTCCCCGGTCAGCACCATGAAATCACATAGTTTGTCAGTAGTTGCCTCAGCCACACAGGAAGACTGGGGCGTGCTTGAAGCACTGAAGAAACTCATGGCACCAAGTCAGGCAGCAAAGATAAATTTTGATCAATTGACAGGGTCTAATATTGAAATGAGCGTGGTTCTTCGCTATAAAAAGGAAACCACTGAAGACGGTCAAAAACTCATGGACACACTTGGTGCAGCATTTCGTAATACTGAGGACGTTGAAACAGTTCTTGAACTAAAGGATGGAGGCCAGATCAGAGGGGCAGATTTGAAACTGAATGGCATAGTAAGGGTTACATCGTATGATGGCCAATTAAGTGCAACAGAAGTTTTTGAGGGAATGCGCCAATGGCTTCTAAGCAAAGTTACATCGGACGAGTTGTCAGCCAGCTAACGACTTGGCTAGGAGTTCCGCGCGTCATCACATTGCCAGTTCTGGTTTTGTTTTCCGGTGGATGTGGTGAGTTGCTGTGGCATTTCGTAACCAGCGCTAAAGTTCTGTCTTGGGTGGCAGGTATGGCTACGCCATTCTGCATGATGTGTGCGACCGTTGTTTGGGCAATGCGTGATCGACTTTCAGATGCTTTTGACACCGATCAGATGTCATCAAAAGAGTATCAAAAGCTTGCTGAAATGGTGAGCGAACACCGCACACGATCATCCTATTGGGCTGCTTTTGCAGGTCTGATGGCTTTGGTGTCATCGATTCCAACAGTTTCTAATCAGTTGATTGGGCCGGTCTGGCATTGGATGGTGATTGGCACAAGTGTTTCAGTTGCTGGAGCAATTTATGCTTATTTGCTTGCCAACCATTGGGAGCAGCAGATCCGTGCCCAAAGAACAAAGCAGAAACTTGAGAGCAAACGAGCCATCGAAAGGAATGAGTTGCTGCTTGGCTTGGCATCCTCAAATCCAGTCGGCGACGGCATGGGCTGGATCGATGGTCCTGACCTTATCGACCCGATAAAACTGCACCATTAAGCGGACTCAATCAGTCTCGCAATGCACCGCCAGACGCTCTCTCAGCGCATACCCCATCAGCGGCCAAATCTTCAACACTGCGCTGGCTCGGGCAATCTTGCGGCCAATCTCAGCATCGAAGCTCTCAGGAGAAGCGCGGGCTGGCTCGCAGGTGACAATGAAGCCGTTGCGCAGAGTGGCCGTCTAATAGATCGTCACGCCCTGAGCAGCTGACTGGCTGTAGTCGTACTGCTTCTTTTTGGCCCCACCCTTCACCACCGCAAAGCGCCGCATCATGTAGGCGTACCGGGTCGCAGAAATCAAGTCATCATCCAATTTCACGATCTTTCCATCCTTGCGGTGGTACATGCGGAACTCCTCAAACCAGTCGTTCAAATGTGAAAAAACCTTGAATCGCCCAGTCTGCATGCGGTCCAGCATTTCCATGATGCCAGCCTCAACGCTATTGCCCCCTGTGCCCTCGTCTTCCCCTTGCTTGGGTGGATGGGTGGCCTTGTCCTTGAGCGTCAGCAGGCCCTGCGCTTTGTACTGATTGGCCAGCGCCTCGCCAGAGCCCTTGTCATGCTGCAGGCCATCATGTGGCCACGCCCACGGCAGCCAGTCACCCCAAGGCCTGATGCTGCCTGCGAACATCAGGGGCGTTTGCTCCCGCTGCCGGTGAACGGCGGTGACGTAGATCACATCCTCGTCACGATCCCAAGCAATCCGGCTGGCGGCGCTCGGGTGACCCCATCCAAAGTCCAAGCCGCCGAGCTGCACCCAGTGCGCCGGGATCTCGAACTGGGGAACCTTGATGGTTTCCTCGTCAATGGCAAAGATACGGCCTGAGCCAAGGGAAGGGACACCTTTTGTCCGAGCGTCACGCTCATGGGCTGGATAGCTGGCAATGATGGCTTTGCGCTGCTCTTCTGTGTAGTGCTCGGCATCGTTGATGGTCATCGTCGTGACGTGCGTGCCAAAAGGTTTATCGATCAAGAAGCGCTTCACCACCGTGGACATACCCTGCAGCGGTGTGAACGTCATGCAGACAATTCCGCCCGTGGCATTGGTGCGGGTCATACCTTCCATGTAGATGTCCTCTGGCGGCTCTTCGTCTGCCCAGAAGAAGTCCAACGTTTCGCCTTGGAACTTCTCACGGCCTTGGTCGTAGCTTTTGAACCCGATCAGGCTTTCACCGGCCTGCACGTCTCCGCCTCCACCAAACTTCACCACCATGGTGTCGATGGCATCTGCAACGCCGCGCTTCATCGACTTTTCTTTAATCGCATTCTTTGGAATGGAGCCTGTGCCAATGGCATTGATCCGTCCGCACATGATCCGCTGCACGGTGTCACGCGTGGCCTCACTGGTGACACCGGCCGCCCAACCGACCACAGACTTCACGAATTCCCGGCCTTGCCACCAGTCAGGATAGCGTCCGGTCAGGTGCATGGCTGACTCAAACCCCATGCTCCAGGTCTTGCCAAGCTGATTGCCAGCGATCAGTAGACGCTCACGTGCGGTCTTTCCAGCCGCGTGGAAGTCCGCTTGCTTTGGGTATGCCTGGTAGTCATACAGCTTGACCTCCGCGAGCTTTGCTCTGACCTCAATGCCGAGTGCCGAGAGCGCTTGTGGCGTCAAAGCTGCCAGGTTCTGATAGAGCTTCGATGGCATCATTGATGGCTTTCAATTGGGAGTGCTCCAGGCCATCAAGTGCGCCTGTGCGGATTTCTTTGCGATCAATGAACATGCCGAACTCTTTGCCGATCAGCTCCAGGGCTCTATTTGCGGCGTTCAGGTTCTGCGGTTCACCATCGCCAAGGACTTTGCCGTCATCGTCTTTGACAATCTCTGCCTGCATGCCCATCTCAACGACCTTCACGAGCTTGACCATGACCCAGGCCTTGTCGATGCTGGTCTTCTCGGTGATTCGCGCGGCCAAGTCATCCCTGATCGCCTTCACCCTCGCCGCCACCTCGCCTTTTTGCATGATCTTGTAGGCGCTGTTCCAGATGGTCTCGTCCTTCATCTTGGAGGCGCTGTAGGCTGATCGGTACGCATCGGCCTGCGTATTACCCTCGGCAATCGCTCTTGCGAACTTCTCTTGTCTATCAGTGAGTGCCATATTCAATATTGAGGTGATGGTACGGCGCAGGAAAAATTAGGCGCAAGGACCTACAGAGACCACCGCGGACGATTGACCGCGATTCTCCAAGAGCTTGACATTGACTTCCTCTAACTGCGAAATCCGCTCTTCCATGCGCCGCCAACGCTCATCCTGCTGGGACCCACGATCGTTAGCCTCACCGATGCATATGTAATCCTGCAGCAGGTCTTTTGCATGATCAAAAGAAGCCACCGCCTCCTCAATAGGGCCACTTGCCAACTGGCTGGAGTAGTAGGTCTCAAGCCGCGAGTGGACCTTCTCTCTGATTTCTGGCACTGCGCCCAAGATCTCTAAAAGCGCCCACATTGCAACGGTTGTCGCTTTGGTGGTTCCCATTTCGATCGCTGCGACCTCCCGCATGATGTGAAATGCGCGCTCGAGATCCTCGATTCGCGCCTTCATTTCTTCGGGGCTCAATGCGCTGATCCATGGGCATACAAGATGTCAATGCCATTCGCATTACGAGGCATTTCCCGGGTGGCCCGGTCAATCAGCTCCTGCTCAGACTCGCCAGGCATACGCATCCAGAAGCGGTTCTTGTAATCGCTAATTCTGACCACTTCGTCATCAAGGTGGCCGGCGGTCACATACCGCACAATGATGGGCAGATCATCGTCAATCTGGTCGGCCGTAGTAGGTTGGGTGTTTTGAATATCAAGGGTCACTTGTTGTCCTTTGTGAGTGGAAAGGTCCCAGCTACCGCTGTGACACCGGGATTGGGGTTGCGAGGCGGCTACCGATCAGCGATCCGGCTAGGCCGGAGCCACGGTTGACGTTGGCGTTGCGTCGGCTGATGTTTTGGGCCGCAGCCGTCAAAGCGTTGATGTTCTGGCGTCCCTCTGCACCCTTGGACAGGAGAATCTCGCCCATCTGGTCGCGAACCAGCTGTGGTGTTGCCACACGGTTCCAGGCACTTTTCGCAGAACCTAGCGCACTCAGAGCGTTACCAGTCTTGGCGGCCGCCACAGCCCCGCCAGCATCTGTCAGTGCGCTCATGTCCAGATCACCGGCGCCGTACTGGCGCGCTGCTGTCTGCGATCCGCGACCAACCGACTCCAAGGATTTGAGTCGCGCTTCCTTGGCAACATCGGCTGAGAACTGGCGGAATGCGGTTTCATCACCGAATACAGCCTGCAGCTTCTCGCGGGTAGCCGGCTCTTTCCACATTTTCAGAATCTCAGTCTGGCCACCTTCTTTGCCCAGCTTGTTGCGCAGGCTCTCGAATGCACCCAGGCGGAAGGCCTGCATTTCAGAGTCGGACAGGTCAGACGTCAAGTTGGAGATTGCAGACCCATCCTTGGACAGTGCCAAGCGGCCCTGCTGTGCAGCATCGATGATGGCCGACGGACCGGCATAAGCGTCGCGCGCGGCCTTGTAGACCGATGCACCTGTTTTCGGATCGGTGGTCGCGCTGTCCAGTTCGGTGGTCAGGCGGTTCTTCAGACCCTGGTAACTGGCACCCAATGGAGTGAGCTTGCCTTCTGCCGCGTTCCACTGTTTAGCGATGAGCTGATCAAGGCCTTGCTTCACATGGTCCAGGTCGCCCATGTTCCATGCCTGTGGATAGGCCGGATCCAGGCCAAAGCGCTGTTGGTTGGCCGTGGCCATCTTGCGGGCCTCACCCAACGCACCCAGGTCGTCGGCCGCCTGCACGACGCTGCGCAGGTCGTTGGAGGGCTGCACGTTGATCTGGCGCAATTGGTTGTAGATCGGTGCAGAAGCCGTCGCGCGGTCAGCAGCCCAACGGTCAAGATGCGGAGACAGGCGCTGGCCCTGTGTGCCCAGGTTTTCTTCGGCGGATGCAATCAGACGCCCGGCGCGCCCGGCCTGGCGGGAGTGGATCAGCTGCTCGGCTGAATCCTTGGTCTTTCCGGGCAGTGTGGCGAGGGTGTCCAACAGTTGATTGGTGTTGCGCCCAGCTGCATCGGCTACGGTCGCTTCATCTCCCAATTTGGTAAAGCGGGCTGCAGCCTGCTGGATTGAGTTGCTGGCTCCCGACTGCACTACATTACCGCGGGCATCACGCGCCAGGGATTCGGCCACTTTCTCACGTGCATAGTCGGCAGCGGATGATGTGGAGACGCGCTGGGCAACATTACGGCCAGCAGCACCAATGACACTGGCCACTGGTACAGCTGCGGATCCCAATGCACCACTTGCCACACCAGACACTGCAGCATCCTTGAGCACGCCACCGGCATCCTCGGCAGTTGAATTTCCAGCGCCCTGCACCGTGCCATAGGCCGCCCCGGTGCTGCCAGCCTTGAGCATGCGCATGAACAGGTTCGAGCTTTCGGCGATGCGTGGGGCAATCTTGGCACCCAATGCACCCACGCCGTTGTAAACCAACAGCGGTGCGGACGCGGCGGTCTGGGTCAGCGCGGTGACGATTGGGTTTGTCTGGGCTTCAACGTCCTGGGCACCGCGCACATAGTCTCGGTTTGCCTTGTAGTTGTCGGACAGGTTGCCGCCCTTCACTACCGTGTCGTACAAACCACCAACGCCGCCCATGATCTCGTCACCGAAGCCCATGGTCGGGCCGTTGGCGACGGACAGCAGGCCGCGCAGCGCGCCGGGGGCATTGGCACCGGCTTGGTAGTCCTTGTTCACTGGATTGGCTTCTGCTGACGCAGTCTGCCCGCCGAACTGCTTTGCCAATGCTGTGTAATCCACAGTTGGTGCTTCAGTAGTGCCGCCGTATTTCTTTGCAAGTGCGGAGTAGTCGGTCATAGTCCTGCCGCCTTCCTAAAAGCTGCTGCGGCAGCAGCAGTGGGAAAGGTGTGTGTCTTCCCATCTGGCGTTTGAACGGAATTTGGTGCCGCACCCGTCCTTGTCTTGTTAAGGGTCGTTGGAACTGTCTTGGCCCCTGGTCCAGCCTGCACCATCATTCCCTCTTCTGCCACGGACCTTGCTTGTCGCTTCTGATCCAGTGTCGTCTTGTCATCACCAGGAACCCCGAAATACTTCTTGATCTCCTGTACCATTTCAGACTCAGGAATCGCTGCGCCTGATTCTTTGCGAAGATTTGCGGATACCCAATTTTTCGCCGCCTGGTTGTATCGCCTGCCTTCAGGAGTCGCCATGAAGTTGGTCCATGCGCTGCCGGCCGCCATCGTTCCAATATTTCCGGCTGTGACACCCTCGTCTTCCAGGGGAATCAAGATTTCAGACGCTGATTTCATGCGGGCTGCAAAGTTGGTCGCATTGCCTTGGGATTCTGTCAGCGCACCACCAGCACCAACCTTGGGCGAGTAGCCTTTTACCGGAATGATATTGCCTTGCTTGTCCTGTTGCACCAGGATGGGCGTGCCATCAGGCCCCGTTGCTTCAAACGGCTTGCTGAATGTGGCCGCTGTGGATTCGCGGGAGCGTATGTCGGTCATGTTCTGGCCACGGATCTGAACACCGCGATTGGCAGCGCCCTCTGAACGAGTCCGCAGGTCAGTGAGCACCTCACCTGGTGTAGCCACCATCTGAACTGGTGCCGCGCCAATCTGCTTGCCAAAGGTTGGGCTATTCGGGTTCTGGTCAACCGAGTACTTTTGTTGGCCAGTGGTCACCTCGATCGGCTTGGCTGTCACCATATCGATGCGCTCTTTGGGCGTCAGAAATTCGCGCATGTGGCTGACTTGCCACTGGGAGAACGCAGCGGGGTCTTGCGGAATTCGCTGCGAAAGTACTGCAGCCTGCTCATGACTCATTTCACCCGACTGGACCCGAGCCTGAATATCTGCAATTGCATCCTGAGGGGTTTGGAAACTCGCCATGTGCGTTGCGGCAGTGACGCGCTTCTTCTGCTCCAGATCGAACTGATTCTTCGAGATGGTTGAGCGCTTCTCGTCAAACTCGAGCTCCTGCTTCTGCAGGGCCTGGGCCTGTGAAGTCAGTCCACTCGATAGATATGCTTTTGCCAGAGCATTCATATCCCCACCTCTGGCTGCGTTTTCTTGTGCCAACTGCCGGGCCTTTTGGGTATCCGCGAAGGTTTGCTGTCCCGTCTGGTTTGTCAATCGTGATGCGGCCAGTGTGAGCGCGTTTTGCTCATTTCTGTCCATGTCGTTGGTGTAATCCTGCACCGAACGAACCGGATGCAGGTATTGGGAAAATATATTTTCTGCTGCCATGATTTTCCTTAGAAGGCGTTGATATCGAAGGATGCCCCGGCTGGCTGATTGACCCAACCAAATTGGTTCGTTCCAGTTGACGTTGACGTTGGAGTATTTGCCCACTTCTGGCCAACAGCACCAAGCTGATTGACGGTGTTACCCCAGATGTTCCCTTGCGCAAGCTGCGCCGATCCGGCCGCATTGCCTTGGGCGCTGATCAGATTGGAATTCGCGCCAGCAGTCGCAGCGCCAGCCGCCGCACTGGCTCCGGTTGAGGTTTGTCCAACGCCAGCGAGCGTTGCAAGACGATTCAAACGATCCCCGCGACGTTGCCATGCTGAGTTGTACCCGGTGGTAGCGTAATCTGTGCCGTACTGTGCTGCAGCCTTCAGAGCCGCACCAGACACGCGCCCACCAGCTGCTGCCGTCTTTCGGTCAATGGCTTGCTGGCCTTGGGACAGACCGAACTGATAGCCAGGGTCGCTCATCACTTCGGCGGCAGTGGGCGCGCCGTTGATATCGGTCTGGAGCTGGCCCAGCGCCTTTACACCGGCCTCACGATATGGCGTGTAATCGCTGCGCGTCAGATCGTACTGGCGGCGCTGCTCAGCGATGCTAGCTGCTGTTGATGCGGCTTGAGTACCTGCTGCGTCGCTAGCAGCATTTGATTGCATTGCACCGCCTACCAGCGTTGCGCCTGCTACGGCTACCATTCCCCATGTCATTTAATCATCCCCATTTCTAGCGCCTCATAAGTTGGCGCAATTACGTATTCCTCGATCCGTGCAAGGTCGGTTTCTTCCGTTGGGTGATATGTCGTCCAGACGGTCTCCTCTTGGGCGACCACCACACGCTTCGTACCTGGTTGAGACACAAACGTGACCGGAGCGACGATCTCTTCTTTGCCAAACTCTGTTACCACCCACACCCGGCCTTTTGAGACGGTGTTGACGTGCGCGTGGCGGTGAATCTTTCCGATGATTACCCCGCCTGCGGGGATCGTCATTTGCCTTGCGTATAGACCCGGAGCAAATACATGCTCCACAGGAAAATCTTGTTCCCATGGCTTGGTGAACTCTGCTTGCATCAACTCTTGCAGTTGCAAAATCTGTTCGCGTGACGCGCCATCTTGCATCTTCAGAATTGCACCGTGAATTGTGGTGATGTCATTCACAAGCAGTACCTCCCACATGCCAGGGGGCTAGGACTGTGCGACTTCCAAACACGCTATCGGCAAGCCAGTGGATCAATGTGGGCTGGGACCGTCGGTGCGATCGCGTATGCGTCGCCGGTGACAAATTCCTGAACAGCCCACGAGGCATGCGACAGTGGTTAACTATCGAGATCAGTTGGGATGAAGTGTCCATCTTTTCGGCATCCTTATCAAGCTATAAATTCGTGGGTATCAGAGCCCAGCGACAACGTCTGAGCCCGTAATTCCAATGTCTTCGCAATCTCCACCGGTTCGAAATGTGAGCCGCAAAGATGCGCGCCCTGCCTGTAGTTGTTCAGCACCTCGTGATGTGCCGGAATGTCCCTCAGGGCAAATGAGACTGAATCGCCATTCGGAAGAACACGAAAAGCGGTGTTCGGACACGGTGAATGATTCGCGTAGCGACCAAGCGGCGTGCGTCTGCCAGCAATCACTGCAGGGCCGATGACTTCACCCTGCGCAATGGCTTTCGTGGTGAACAGTCCCATCCCCTCGATGGGCGACGGGCGCACCTCCAGAAATTCAAACCCCGGCGGCATGGGGATCTGCGTGTCTGGATTGAGGACGCGAGTCCGCACCATTTCAACAGTGGTTCCGGTTTCAGCCAGAACACGCCAGTAGTCAGCGCGCATGCTTTCAACTCCCGGCTCATCCTTCACCTCTGACAACGATATCCATTCCATCTTTTGCGTCTCCTTAAAAATCTATCGGATCATGTTCGCCGGGGAAGTCCTCACCTGGCGCGCGACTTGATGTTTGCGCTGCAATTTCCTTGCGTTTGCGGCTCACGTGGTAAGCGCTTAACACTTGGCTGGCGACCATGTCCAGCGAGGGCTTTGCAACACCATTGCGGTCGGTCCAGACCTTCACCTTCAGGCTGCCGGATAGCGCCAGCGAATCACCATCCGCCAGGGCCATCAGCGCGGCGCCTGCGGTGGCTGAAAATGCGATTACGTTCACGAACAGGCTTTCGCCATCACTGCCTGCCGCCCGGACCTTGGCAATGGTGAAGGGCTTTCCGCTGTTGCCAATGCGCTGTTCGGCCAGGCCCTGCAGCTTGCCCGAGAGTAGTGCGTCAATCATGAAGCCCACGCGTCATGAAGGCGTATGGCTGAACTGGTGATGTGCGGTCTTCGCAGAAGCGCAGGCTGGCAGGATCCAGCCAGAACTTAAGGCTTCCTTCCCACGCACCGTTGCGCTGCTTGTCGCACTTGATCACTGCACATGGCAAATTCAAGGCTTCCATGTCATTGGGGTTCTGGTCCAACTTGGAGAACTTGTCCTTATTCATCCAAACCGTGATTACATTGGCCGCCTGATCACTGATGGCACCAGAACCGCGAATGTCATAACGGGTGGGCATATTTCGGTCGCCCTTCTGGTCACTAGGTTTGCGGCAGTGGGCAACAACGTGCACATGCAACCCGGCCTCCTGCGCCAGCCGGCACAAGTCGGTGCTGAACTGCTTTTGCTCGTCGAGGTTCTCTTCGCTGGAGCAAACCATCATCCATGAGTCGAGCAATACATGGGTGCCTTTATGCACGTCTGCGAAGTACCGAAACAGGGCAAGTGCCTTACTCGGTGCGATGCGGCCGACATGGTCAAACAGCCAAAGCTTGCCGTCCGTCCAGTTGTGGAATCGGTCTATGAGCTGGGGCATTGGATTTGCCATGCCACAAGCCTGACGGGTCATCCGGGACATGGTGCGCCAGGGCATCATCTCAAGGCTGACGATCAGGACCTTCTCGCCTTGTACAGCCAGGTCAATCATCACCTGACTGGTGAACATCGACTTTCTGTGTCCGTTGTACCCGGGCCACACCGTCACATCACCAGGACGAAAGTGCAACAGGCCCTGCGCTTTTTGTGCGAGCAGGCCAGGCGACTTTTCCACCTTGGCATGCAGGTCGAGATCAGCTTTTACTTGGTCGGCAAAATAGGATGCACTGCGAACACTGGCCCGAAAGTCGGGCTCGTCCATGTAATCGGTGAGGTTGATGTCGTCTGGGATCAGTTCCATATGGGCTCCAGTTCGTAAGTGGATTCAGTTTGTTTTGCAGCTTCCTGCTGCTTAGCTTTTTCTTTGGCTTTGGCCTTGTGGTGATTTAGCTCAGCATGCCAACTGCGCTCGCCAAGCCAGTCAACAACCCAAGCTCGTGGCCAGCGAACAGTTCTCAGGCGTGGTCTGGTGAACACTACCTGCCATGCTTTACTGCGTTCGAAGTCGACGACATCAATTTGTGCGGTGTATGCCTGGTCAATTTGAGCGAGGATGTCGCCAAGTCGGGTTCTTGCAGCAATCATCAGCACGACATTCAAGCCGCGCAACCAGTCCCACCGGTATTCCTTGGCGGGATCTACAAACACCTGCGGGTTGGACCAGTCATGTTGTCCAGCCAGAACCACCATCACAGCTTCAGATGGTTTTAGTCCGCCAGAGCGGGCATTGGCAATGGCACGCGCGGCACCAGGTGGGTATGGCAAGGAACTCATCGCGCTCCCTCCCACGGATTCTTGTTGGTCAATGTGTCAGAGCCAGCTGACGACACATCTTCCCAACGGCGTTGATTCAGGTATGTGGCTGGGTTTGGGATGTATTTGCCCCCCTCCTTCTGCCAGTCGTCAGACGCCTTGCGGGATTCAACGTTTGCCAAAATGGTGGCCAACACATTGCCTGCCTTCACTGTATTGAAAGCTTTCACAGCTGCTGGCTTGGCTACCTTCTTTGGATACAAAGACCAAAACGTGGCGAACGCCTGATCTACTCCTTTCCTATCCACTCCTTTCCTATCGACTCCGGGGGATGGCGCTCGACTACCGTTCGACGAGTCCTCGGCGAGTGCTCTGATAGAACTAGGAGAATTTGCGGCCTCTGAAGGGGTTGGATATTTGTAGGAAGGCTTGTCGATTTTTTGATGCTTTTCCCAGCCAGTGATGAGCCAATAGCTGGAGGAATCGCGATCGAACTGCTGAACAAGTCCGGCCTCGATAAGCTCCTGAACCCAACCTTCCACGACTGTCGACGTGACGTCGTCCATGGGATAAAGCTCCGCCTTGAGCGTTTTTGGCTTTGCTGGATGAATTCCATGGTCGTCGCTGAACGTCCACATTCCGACGAACGTTAGCCGAGCATTCGACGAGCATTCGGCGACTTGCTCCGACACCCAGAATTCTGGTTTGATGCTACGTATGCGGGCCATTACTGAGTCACCCCCAGCCTGCGGGCGAAATCTTGCAGCTCAGCGAAGTCCTCGCAGTATTTGATCAACCCGTACTTGCAGACCATGTATGAACCGTCGCTCATCTGGTGCACTGCATGGCCAGCAAGGACTAATTGCGAAATCTGGCTTGTCACAGTTTTGGAGTGCGCCTGTTGCGCAATCTCTGTGGTCTGTGTAAAATTCGAGTGCTGGTTTATGTAATCCCTGAAGCCTGCAGCATTTTGTGTGCTGCGGGCTTCGTTATTTATGGGCGCGTCATAGCCCGCCGCGAGGGCGCATTGGTTGAATTGCATGACAACCCCTTACGCATTGCACAAGTTGGCGGCAATGAACTTGTCCAAGTCTTCGCGGCGGTATCGCACACTGCTACCAATCTTCACGTAAGTGAGGACCCGGCGGTTTGTGGATCGCCAGACCATCAGGGTGGCGGGCGCCATGCCTAGGTAACTGGCCGCCTGCTCCGGGGTCAACAATCCGGTAGGGGCGATTTGTGCGACGACAGTCGACGAAGCAGATTTACGATTTTGTTTTTGGGATTGACCAAGAACAGCGACGCTAGATGATTCCATGTAAGACTCCAGAACGCCACCGAATGGCAGCGCATGGAGCGTCATTGTTGGCACATCTGAAGATCAAAAATCAAGAAAAAATGCGTCAATAAAATTTTGCTTGATCGAAACGCGCTCAGGACGCCTTTTTCTTACCCCGTGCGTAAGAACTTTTTATGCTGTTGAACTTGGATTTCCGGAGTCGGATAGCAGACAAATTTCCATCTGAAGCCATCTCATCAATCAGCGATTGAATCGCGGCGGTGGCAGTGTGGGCCTTGCCTTGTGATTCCAATACAGTCATTCTGCTGAACACAACTCGGTAGGTCCATTTGTCGCCATCCACACCAGATTTGATTGACCGGCCTTGTTTTTTAGAAGGGACATAAGGGACATTCAGTGCAGCGGAAACAAGTTTGTTCGACGTAGTTCTTGGTTGCATTGCCTTCACGGAAGGCCGACCGCGACGGGATGATTCTGCAAGGCTCAAACAGGCATATTGAAACTTTATGCTTTCGAGTTCAATGTCGGCTATGGCACTCACGAGCGTTACCAGTGCCAGGTCCGTTTTTTGATCCCGAGTGCCTGGCTGAGAAATATTTTTGTACCCATCATCTTCCTGACAAGCATTTAGTGCTGCAGCCAGCTTCTCCGCTAGGCCTTCATGAACAGCCGCAATGGATGTCCAGAACTCTCGTGGATAAGTTCTCTCGCCATTTTTTTTGAATTTCACGGAACACCCCTTCAAGGTGTCACTTCAATCGGGAGCCCCAGCAGGCGGGTGAAGGTTCCCGCTTTTCGGTTCGCGGGCCTAGCTGGGGCAAACACAGGTTTTCTCAGGTTCTACGGTGCCCAGCGGCATCCCTGAATGCCAGCAGCTGCTCCACGGTGAAGCCATAACGGATCGCCACTTTGAGCAGCTTGTCATCGGGTGTGATCCTCGCTCTGATCATCACACCGATCTCCTCATGAATGTGATGTTGGCGGACTTTACCGGCTTGTCATCATTCCCGCGAGTGACCGACTCATAGTGCGTGCGCTCCAGCACCACGCCGCCCTTGCGGGCGATGTAGGCACGATAGAAGCCCCGTGCCTTAAGGGTCTGCAGCTGCTTGCATGGCTGCTCATAGCCGGTGATGGCGATCAGTTCTTCCCGGGTTAGTATGATGTTCATGATGCCATCCTGTTCTACGGTGCAGGTCCATCCCTGAATACCTGCAGCTGCTCGACGCTATGGCCGTAGCGCTGCGCGAGCTGCTGCAGTCGATGGTCCGGCGCGCCACGGCCAATCAAAATGTGACTGGGACCGCCGGCCCATTGATCCTCACCAACCGGCTCTTCTGGCCAGAAGGACATGCATGTGTCACCGACCCCAAGCACCAACATCGGCACCTTTTGGCCCCTCGACTCCACTTGATTTTGCTCTTCAGACATATTGCAGCCCCATCAAAAGTTGTGCACGAACGGCGTCTCTCGGCTTTGCGGCGCTCAGCATGCCCTCCAGCATCTGCGTCAAACGCCAGGCGGTGTGGTTGAAGCCCGCGCCGGGATCGTACTCGTCAACCGGCGCCACCTGCTGCAACAAGCTGACGACGAGCGCATGCATCTGCTCATCACGCTCCTTCAGCATTTCCAGAGTGACCTCATAGTTGGAGATGCGAAGCTTGTGATTTTCCGCAGCGTTGATGGCATTGAGCCGCCCGCGCCACTTTTCGGCCAACGCCTGGTTGGGAAACACGATGCATGGAATGCCTTTCTTCGACAGACCGGCAGCCTTGGCGCCCTGGTCACCAACAAGAATGACCGGCTCAGCGAGCGTTGTATCAGTCATGGGACACCGCCCCTTCAGTACGCTGAATTCCTTGCTCAATATCGTGATACGAATTTGGCAAAGTCCAATATTCTGCATCTCCGAAACACACATCAGCTCCAATTTTTTCTGCCCCAAGGTCGGATTGCCAGCCGATCTGCTGTGCCAAGACCTTGATGGCCACCAACATGGAGGCCTGGTCCGAATTTTGCTCCTCGCTGATCAGGTTGACGGTTAATCGCTCGACGGACGCAGCCAACTCGGCAACCATATTCAGGATGATGCCGGCCTGTTTAACGTTGCCTGCGGTGATGTTCTCAGCCATGGGATATCTCCTTTGCGGTTTGTTGCTCAATCGCCTTTGCGGCGTGAAAAGACGGGGACAGCATCCACTCAGCCGGGTCCGCGCCCAGGACGGCCAGGCCTCCCAGTTCCATGGTGCCCATGTCGGCCAGCCAGCCGATGCGGTTCACCATGCCCACGATGGAATGGATCAGCGCGGAGTTGATGTGAATGTTGCGTTCTTCTGGCAGCATGCCCAGGCCACGCACGTCCAAAGCGACGGCGGCGATTTCCTCAAACAGTTGAATCGCAACGTGGTTCTGCTTTTCAGCCATGAGTTACCTCCTTCATTTCGTCAACCGTTAGCCTGTTATCGCCACTGAGTGCGCACAAGACCACGTCATTCAACGAGATCAAGTGGTGGAACGATGCAGCCAACATGAGCTCCAGTTCTTCAGGGTCGCGGGATGCTCTGGTTTGTTTTCTGAGCAGATTCACCGGGACATCAATGTCCAAGGCAGCGTCCCTAGCGATGTCATACCGATCCAGCTTGTCGATGACTTGCTCGTCCGGCGTTTGTTGTGAGGCGCCTTCATACGACATGGTCCACGTCCAAATCTTCCTTGGATGAGCCGCAGACGGACATGCGCAGTTCATTGACGTAATCGAATTCTTCCCCGCTGGCCGCATGCATCATTGCGCCGTTCAGCTCCTCAATCCGGATGGCAAGGCTCTGCACTAGCCATGGAAGTGCATCAACGTCCTTGGACTGGCTGGCATTGCGCAGGGCAAAGCACATGGCCTCGATCTGATAGCGAGCCTCCTGGCACAGGTCTTCATAGGTCGACTTAGCCATGGTTCACCTCTGCCTGATTAGTGCGCTGCAGGAGAACCCGCTCCAGTTCCAGTCTCGCCGTGATCTGCTTGGCCTTACTCTGTGCTTCAAACCGCCTACTCCATGAAGCAAGATCCCGCTCTATGCCATGCCCACTTCCCTCTGAGTAGAGAATTGAATCAGCATCCTCTGCAATGTGGTTGATGCTGGCCAGCACGCTTGCCATGGTTGCAACATCAATCACGCCTTCTGGAGTTTCCAGCGCATACAGGGCGCAGCGCACCAGGCCCCGTATTTGGTCAAACGCATCACAGCCCATGCCCTGCATAAGCCGGATTGAGTCCAGCAGCTCGCCCACATCCGGTTCGGCCTGCGCCGTGCTGGCGCTGTTGGTTGTGGTGCTCATACTGTGCCCCCTTTCAAGTCCATCAGCTCTAGGGCTTGTTGCACCTGATATGCCATGTCGTTTGCAATCTCCAGCATGTCGGTCATAAAGCCGCCATCAATCTGTTGGTGGACCTGCATCAAGACGTGCAGCATGGATGCCACGCGCCCCGCATTCTGCTCGGCAAACGCCTGCAAGCTCACGCCCGGCTCTAGGGCGATGCTCCCAATGCCGTTGCGCTTAATCGTCACGGGCAGCGCCGCACCTTTGTTGGTGGTGTTCATGCCGCACCGCCTTTCAGGGCTTTGGATACTCCATCGGGCAACATCCAGACTTGGAGTGCGCCGCCGCTGTTTTCCATGCCATCGAGGAAGCCCTCCGCCATATCGGCTAGGCATCCGATATTGTTAATCAGCAGGGGCGCAATCTCCGTCATCAGGCAACTGCGGCCATGCGCATCGTCCGCCTCCAAGAGTTTCTGCAATCGGTAGACCATGCCGGTAATCTCGCTCACTGCCTCGCGGGCTGCGGCAATCTGGCCAGGGGTGGGGATGGCATTCGCAATCATGCTGCACCCCCTTCCATACTGGCCAGGATGTGGCTTTGCGCCCTGCGCATACGTGATAAGGCTTGACCGGGTTCACCGCGGGCGCAGTGCCAAGCTGCAGTGCTCAAGGCGTTGAAGGCGTGTTGGCTGGCTGCGCTTTCGTGCTGCGCAAGTGCATGTTCTGCGGCTTCAACCAGGTGATCTGGCAGCCAACTGTCTGAACTGTAGGGGCGCGTGCCCGGCGTTACCTCAAGCAGGATTGAGCGCAAAGCGATTTCGGTGGGACTGGATTGCAGCGCCAGCCGCTCAGCGTGCAGTTTGCTAAAAGTGGCATAGCGCGGGATTGTGGGCATTTCGCCCGTGGTGGTGCCCGGCGTGATGGTTGTGCGCGGAATGTTTACCGCTTGGGACGTGAGTGATGTGACCGTGGTCAT